GAGCAAGCCCTGAAAGGAGAATGATATGGAAAATTTGGCAGAAGCATTTCCTGATGAAATTGAAAGATGTCGAGAGTTATTAGACGCATATAAAGAAATCGGTCCAGCTGGTACTTTTGGCGTTATAATGATAAAAAAAGATATTGACGAAGCCATTAAGGCTTTAGCCAGTGGGGATGTTGTGAGAATGATAAGAGCCTATAAAACATTGAAGGAGAATGAGAAATGAACTTAACTAACGTAGAGACAGCCATTAGAAATCGGGACACGAAAATTGCCGACCTCCAGGCCGAGATTAAGCGGCTGGAGGGGGAGAACCGCTGGATACCAGTAAGCGAGAGGTTACCGGAAAAAGAGGGATATTGTTTTGTATGCGATGGACAATGGTGTGGGCGTTTGTGGTGGGACAATGAATGGGAATTTGCGAACAAAACAAAATATCCTTCTGGTTTTAGCGTTACCCATTGGAAACCAATAATTTTACCGAAAGGAGAATGAGAAATGAACGATAAACTTAAACCATGCCCGTTCTGCGGGGGCGAAGCGGATGTGTCTATTGGGCATAACGGGGAAAACGAAGAATTGATATATGTTGAATGCGTTAGTTGTGCAGGCATGGCAAATATGTATAAATACAGAGCCGAAGCCATCACCGCATGGAATGCCCGCACCAAAGACCCGCAGGTCGCCGACCTCCAAGCCGAGAACAAGCGGCTGGAGGGGGAGATAAAGAAACTAAAAAAAGACATGAAAGACGCGGGCCTGCTTACAGAAGAAGAATTTAACAAGTGGATGGCAGAGCAAGCCCTAAAGGACACTGCCAACACACACATAAACTGTAAAAGTATGAAAAAGTAAAGTATCTACAAAACAAACACAGAGAAAAATTAAATTAAAAATCTCAAATAAGTCTTGACATTTACAACAAAATCACTATTATTATCAGCATAGACGTGGTAAAAAGTGGCTGATGCCCCAAGGGGACCACGCGATTCGAATGGATTCGAGGACAAATCGATGAAGGGACTCATGCTCAGTTGCGGAGAGGCGGGCGACTGTTTAGGCAGTACCCGCCCTTTTTCTGCACGCTCCAAACGAATCCCCTGCAATTTTCCGGTGGAAGCGGTGGCATGAATGAAGAAGACGAAGAAAAAGAAAGCGGCGCGGGCGACGACGACAATACCGACTAAGGCAAAAACGGTTGCCGCCCGCGCTGTCCATAAAAAGCAAAAGAAAAAGCGGAAACGCCCAGGTCAGCCGACAAAGCATACTGAGGCGATGGATGTCCAAGCCAAACTGCTTGCATCTGGACTTTCCAATCATCAGGTTGGGGTGGCACTGGATATGGTAAGTGGCAAGACAAAGAAATATCGGACACCCAAAAAAGGACGCCCCGAAACCATCAAAAAGTATGCCAAAAAGTATTACCAAGAACACAAAGAGCAATTCAAAATAAGAGCTATTGCAAGAGAACATATCAAAAAAAGGCTTTTGTGTGATTTGACATTAGTGGAATGGGCCGAATCTTTGGTTTATTTCGATAACAAATGTGCTTATTGTGGCATTTCTGGTGTTTTGCAAAAAGAACACATTATTCCAGTTGCACGAGGCGGGGGATTTACAAAGACAAACATAGTGCCTGCCTGCGTTGCCTGCAATCAAAGCAAAGGCAGCAAGCCATTGCACGAATGGTATAAATACACCACTATTTATTCTCAAAAAAGGCTATTGAAGTTAATTGGGTGGATATATGGCAAAGAGGCGAGGGCCGAAATCGAAATACGATTCAGCCTATCACAACAAGTTAGTTGAGGCGTTAGCCGAGTTAGGGTTGACTGATTTAGAGATGGCCAAGAAACTCGGCATCTCAAGGTCCACGTTTAGTTTATGGAAAAAGAAACAACCCAAATTTGTCAAAGTATTAAAAGCCGGCAAGACCATCGCTGATCAGAAGGTAGTGCAATCGCTGTATCAAAGGGCCTGTGGCTATTCGCACCCGGAGGTTCATATCTCAAATTATCAAGGTGAAATAACCAAGACAGCGATAGTCAAGCATTACGCCCCGGATACAACGGCATGTATATTCTGGCTGAAAAACAGAGATCCGGAACAGTGGAGAGATAAGCACGAAATAGAAGGGCTGCAAGGTTTAGCGGAAGCAATACATAAGGCGTGTAATGCAGGCAGTTAAAACAAATGAAGTTTTGGAGATAATGGAACGGGGCAGGAAAGACCCTGCGTGGTTCCTCACCCATATTCTTGACGTAAAAGAAGAATACCTATGGTGGAAGATGAAGGAAATGTGTAACAGCGTTCGGGATCATGAACGGGTAACGATTGGAGCCGGGCACGGTGTAAGCAAAACATTTTCAATGGCCCGGCTGGCTCTGTGGTTCCTGTATTGCTATTACCCGTCCACCGTGGTAACCACTGCTCCAACGGACAATCAGGTCAAAAATCTTCTATGGCGAGAGATAAGGGCTGCTCACACCGCCGCCAGGGTGCCGTTAGGCGGGCACTTAACAACCCAGATGCTTGATATGCAGAGGGAAACGGGGGTGATATGGTACGCAACGGGATTTTCAACCAAGCCCGACACAGTAACCCAAGAGGCGACTGCTTTTCAAGGCATACATAATGATCATGTTTTAATCATATTCGACGAGGCTGCTGGTATCTTACCGGAGATATGGCGGGCGGCGGAGCACATCGGGGCACCATTCAAGCGGTTTGTGGCTGTCGGCAATCCAACGACTGCCGGCGGGGAGTTTGCGGCAAGCCTAAAAGACAAGACATACCATCAAATGAGGATTGCCGTAACTGATACACCGAACTTTAAGCAGGGCAAAACTGTAATACCTGGGCTTTATGGACGTGAATACGAGCAACGGATCAGGTTGAAATACGGCGAAGACTCGGACGAATACAAGGTCAGGGTCTTGGGGCTTGTCTCTGCCAAGCACGCTGAAGGCGCGTATTATGCCAAGACGTTCAAAGAAATACGCAAGCAAGGCAGAGTAGGTCGGGTCCGGCACGATCCGAACCACTTGGTATATCCGGTTTGGGATGTAGGCTACACAACGGCACTTTGGTTCGTCCAGCCGGTAGGCACAGACTTTCACATCATCAAGTATTACGAGGATTCCGGGCTTGCAATCAAAGATTATGTTGATTTGTTTGACGAACTAAAGAGAGATGAAGGGTACCATTTTGGGGATAACATTGTCCCCTGCGATATGGACAGCAACGCTTTACGGGTGATAACCGGCCAAACCGCACTTGAAACACTCCGCAACCTCAACTATTCGGCCAAGCCGCTGAAGATGGAGGGTAGCATAAGCGAGGGCATAATCAGGACAACCCGGTTTTTGCATCGATGCTGGTTTGATGATGAAAACTGTGAACTTGGTATCGAGAGATTAGAGAGCTACCACGAGCGTAAAAACAAAGCGATGAGCACGGAGGATAACCCGGTATTCACGGGGGTGCCCGAAAAAGACGGGCCTGAACACGGAGCAGACGCTTTCCGGTATGTCAGTATGGCGGCTGCATCAAATATGTTCTCAACGTCTGAAACCAGCAAATCAGACTGGCAAGCATTAAAGGAGAAATACGCTTGACTGGTAGAAATTATAAATTAAAAGACCATAAATTCTGTGCGATGGGTAGAGTTAAGAACTGCTCAAGGTGTCAGTATTTGGAAGGATGCAGGGCCAGCTTTGAAAATTTTGCAGTTGGCGAGCGTTATCGTGACAAACAATCATTTTCGATGGCGAATCCTAACGCACTTTAGGATCGCGAAACCGACGAGGTAACTAATGGCCGAACGAGACAGGAAGAAGGAGCTTAAGGAAGCATACGAACAGGCGTGGGGTTCGTTTGGCAGTTGGCAGACGCAGGCCGAGCAGGACATACGGGCCGTCAACAAAAACGCATGGACTTCCCAAGACCTGGAAAAGATGGTAAAGCAGCGCCGCGACCCGATGACATTCCAACTGATCCGACGCAACATCAACTGGATTTCGGGCTACCAGAGGGAGCACCTACTCTCGACCAAGTATGATCCGGTAGAGAACGCCGACGAGCGGACTGCTGGCCAGCTCACATCTATCGGCACTTGGGTATTTCAGCACAGCAACTATTACTTCACGATCTCCGATGCGTTTGAGTTTGCCTTGAAGGCGGGTATAAACCTCATCAACACTTACAAGGACGGCAATGGTGATACGATGTTTGATCGCTATGCGTATAATCAGTTTGTGTTGGACCCGACATTCCGTTCGAGGACTCTGAAAGATTGCCAGTACGGCATCTTGAGAAAGCACATCAACCATACAGAAGCCAAGATGTTGCTACCGAGCAAGGAATCTTTCATTGACGCTATCAAGGAATCGGACTCAGCCGCCGCACATCAAGACGAGATGTTCACAAACTACCAGCCGCCCACGCTGTACGGGCAGAAACTATTGACCTACGATGAGTTCACGCAGCGGACGACAAAGAATCAAAAGGTTGTACTCATCCCGCTTTTGAACAGTGAGACAGTATGGCCCGGCACCGATGC